AATTGATTAAATGAAGGCAAACACATATTAAACATATAAACATTCATGATGGACTGTATTTGTTTAAGAAATTGTTCGTATTCCAAACCACCATAAAAAAAAACATATCGGCATGCAGTTTGCACATTAACTTCAATTGCTTGTTCATGAGTTAAATTTGGTTGTTTACGAACATAATTCAACATACTATATACGGAGTCCATGTTCAAAAGTGGAAAAACATAACAGCCACAAACACGAAATTTACGCTTTAAAAAAGAAACATCATTAATCGACTTATAAACAGGATTACCAGTCTTATCAGCATCAGTCAAACACATTCCTATAGAACAAACATAAGCACAAAAACCACTTAAAGTAAAATTACTAAATAAATCTATACGTGCAGAAAATAAAATATCGTCGCCGTAAACGACAGCGTAAACAAAACGGTAAAAAGAAAGGACATTATGATAACGAGGTGGAACAGTACGAATATAATACATAATAAAAAGTAATAAACCAATAAAAGAATTAATAATAGAAGTTAGACCATTACCAGAAGGATTGCCATGTGTTTTCATAAAAACATGATCTTTACAGATGATAAAAGTAAAAATCATTTCATGAAACAAAACACGACGAACACGTGCATTCTCTGGACCATCATTATACCATGCATTAATTAAATCACACGTAGCAAAAATTAATTGTGAAAGGAGAGTACCATCATAATGACGATAATCTCCTTCACCAATCTCGGGGGAAATGGAAACAAGTCGATGGTATAATGATTGCCAAGACGCAGATTCAGGATTGATACCAACAGCAACACCAAATTCCAAGCCAAAATGGACAATAAAAGCTGAAAGTGATCCGGTGTATTTACGTAATAGAAGTGTGAAGTCCATTGGAGGGGAAATAAATACACGCGTGTCACCACTTTCAATCTTTGGACGTTTAAGTAATTCATCTTTAAGGGTGCTAGTCCATAGTGAAGAAATTCGAGTGTTGTTCTTAGCAGCTTGCTCACGATTATTTACTTGTTGTTGCATAAAAGGCGTAAGAGACCATTTCTCATTAGAAAAGTTAAGAAAAGCCATCTTACCAGGTTTACCATGTGAAAATTGGGGTAAAACATATGGAAAGCCAGAAGAAGTATGAGGATTTATGCGGTCAAGACCATCTATACCATTGCACATTTCATCATCGGTAAGAATGCGTGGTTTCCAATCTAGAGATTTCATTTTAGTTAAGAGTATGTCAGAAGCCAAAGATAGGTTTGATGGATCAACACACGAATCCGAGCCACCGTACTTAGATAATGCATGTGCTAAAATATTATGGGCTGTAGTACGGTGATCTTTCTCACTAAGAACGGAAGGTATTTTATTATGGGGTAAATGATCAGAAAAAAAAGTGGGTGTAAGCAAAGTTTTTGTAGGTTGATGAGGAGTAATAGCGGGTGGTAAAATACCACAAAATTCTAAGCCATCTACAGTAAACAGTGGTTCTGTACTACGGTTAGCGTAACCAAGAGACTCACATTGTATGTGATCATCAGTCATTAAGGCAGAAAGCTGTTCTTGAGTAATCAAACAGGCAGCTGCCAAATTGTCACCTTGCCAACCAACTAAATGAATACCTAAAATTTTAGAAACTAACATAGTGGAAAAAGCGACTAAAGGTGATCCACAATCACCACAAACTGTATTGGCATGATACTGCCACCCGTCTTGTAAAGTGTTAACCTTATCGCCCACAAGATAAGAAATAGAGCGATTCATAGGACGGGCAGTGGTTTCAATAGCAAAAATTTTATCTCGTCTAACTATAAGTTGGGCAGGTAAAGTGGAATGACGACCAAGATCAGATGTTTTAACGAAATGATGTGAAATATCTTTAAGAGGAAATATAAAGTCGGAAGCATCATACAGACACCAATCCTTACCAGTTTTACGAAGATTTTTAGAAAGTATGGGCATAGAAACAATTTTATTAGTAGAATTAGCAAAATAAGAAACACGTAAAATACCTTGAGTTAACGGTGAACCCTCTTTATTAGCAAATAGATGTTCTGGAAGCAAAATGTAGGAGTAACCAACGAGTATACCATTAGTGGAGGAAAAAACACTAACACCGTCGGTAGTCAGTGTAGTAGCTTGCACTATACGTGGAGCAAGAACGTCGTTAGTAAGTTGAATAGCATTAGCATCAGAGGTAGCTTCAGCAATGCGTTTTGGAGCATTTTGTTTGGCCGCATACTCTTCAATAATGCGCATAAATGCATCATGTTGTTCAGGAGTAGGATCAGCCATTTTAACGGCTTCAGCGACACGTATTGGAGCGGGTTTGACTTTGACTCTAGGGTGGTAACGTCCAGCCATATCATATGATTTTTCAGGTGTAATGTTATCGTTCAAAGAACAATGGGAAAATTCGTCTTTAAGTCTTTCAATTTCCAATTCTAAAGGTCGGGATGTAAATTCTACATGATTATCGCGCAAAATTTTGATAGTATCCTCAAAATCATGAATAGCCAAAGCAGCATCATAAACAGTATGGGTAGGTGATTTAATTATACCTAACTTGCGTAAAGCAGTATCATAAATGTCATGATAACC